CCGCCACCTAGGGAGTATATTCCTATTTTCCTTTCACCGGCATATCCTCTACAACTGTGCGGATCTGAATCTCGTTTATAACTTTGATTCTTAGCCTCTTCGACGTCGTAATTAAATTTAACTTCGTCTTGAACAGTTGCATAAGATAAATCACCAGATGCATTATTATAGGCCTTATAGACCTCATATAATGGCACCAGATGATCGCCAATGAGAGCCTTCTTCACTTTCTTATAACTCACCTTACCATTTTTAGATAGTTTGGTGATTTCAAGATCAGATTTAGGCTTCTTTACATATGTTTTGAAGACATAGCCATCTTGTCCAGCCTTACGGGTAGAAGCGTACTGTGTTCTCATATATAGTGCTTTTCCAAGCATCATTAATGAGTAGTACGAACTACTTAAAGACTCAAACTCGATTGGGTGACTTAAGTCAAAATGGGGTTTTACATCCCAAATTAGATGACCGTCACCATAACCGTCTGGACCATAGTTTTTATGGTGGTCCGGAATATGCGACAATAGGTCGTCAAGTATATTTTCATTAAGCAGCATATGATTTCTCATATCGTAATTAATGAATCCAATTATACGAGACGAACTAATAGTGTCTTTAAAAAAGAAAGGACGTATGTTCATACCTCTTAAGTAGTCACCGCCGCACGATTCACGGAATGGTCCGTAGCTAAAAGATTTATCAGAATTAACTGTAAAACCTAATGCGCTACAAACTTCAGTGAAAAGGTCGACATTATTCGCGTCGATGATAACATCATCGCCGTAAATAGAAACGGCCCCTATTAGAGGGTCGATGCGGTGGGTCAAGAAACATTCACAAGCAACAGCCAAAGCATAGAAAATCATGCTTTCAAGTTCAAACGTAAAGCCATTACCCATAGATGAAAACATCTGTAAGTCATGTTTCGTTTTAAACGAGGGACACTGAACAATTGGTGTTCTTCCAATCGTAAAGAAGTCTACCCACTCCTGGGGAAACAACTCTGCGACGGCTGCGAGACTTATGGTGTTAGAAGCATTCTTCATGTCAAGTGTTGCCATATCAGTGAAACAATCTTTTTCAGATTCGTTCAGAGATTCGTAACAACTTGCCAAGCGAGCGTAGTCACGGTTTATTTCTTGATCTCTCAAGTCACAACCCGCGGCTAATAACTTATCACGGAGGTAGCTGCCGACACCTTTTTGGAAAAGTGTCATTAGAGTACCTTCGATGATTATAG